AGCAACTTCACCAATAGTTGACTTGATAAACCAAAAGTTATATAATGACTATGTCTGGTTTGAACGACGCACCAATAGTTATATAAAGACTATCTCAGTCTTTCGTATTCATAATAAGAGAATCTAAAAGTTGCATCGGCAATTGCAATATTTTCTGCAGTATCTTGCGCATTAAACAATATTGTTCCAACTGAAGTTGGAAACATATCAACAAACTTAACACGAAAATTCGCATTATTTTTGTTTGTAAAGAGTGTGAGTATAGAACTTGAATATTGTGGTTTTGCTTTTTCTCTATTTCGAATAAATGGAGTTTTTGCTTGTCGTTCTAACCCCAGATATTCTTTAAAGTCTGTAGGAAATGTCATGGCTCGAATCCAGTCATGAATTTCTGTCCAGTTGCGCATATCTTCGTCAACTAGAAAAGTGATATTAAATGTATCATAGATCATCTTCTCACCAGGAACATATAGATCGATAAATGGTGTCACTCTCGGAATTTCAGTCAATGAAACTCCTGGCACATTTGCTGCTTGACAATAGTAAGTTGCACCTGGTAGGCGATCAAAGGTTACTCTAAATTTTGTACTTTGAAGTAGATCTGTATTTGTTGGTGTTCGAGTCAATGCTGACATTTAGTTTAATCCTGAAACAGAAACATTTATAATATTTAGTTGAAAAAAAAGGGAGGCTTTTTCAAGCCTCCCTTAATCGTATTGCCTTTCGGCAAAACTTTTTCTAGCACATCAATTATTGGTTGATGTTTAGAACAACAAACTTACGATAGTAAACGTTTGTGTCATTTGCTAGAGCACCAGTACCAGCGCCAGTTGCGAAAGGATTTGCAACGAGACCATAACGAGTCTTGAAGCCAATCTTTGGCTGGTAGGTTTGTGGGTCAACTGCACGAACCATCTGTAGAGGAACATATGGGCAGTAGAAGAGACCAGCGTCATAAGCATTGGTTCCCTTGTATCCTACTACGACATAGTCTGTACCAGTTACAGAATATGGATCAACATAAACCTTGATGCGACCGAATAGCGTACCTGCGAAGGTATTGCCTGTGTCGTCAACTGTTAGGTTTGTTTGACCAGCTAGTGCTGAGTTGTAGTCTAGAAGACCAGTCATTGCAAGAGCAGAGGCAACATCGGTTGAAAGGATAAGCATGTTGCCCTTGCCACGACGAGTGTCTTTAGCAATCTTATTTGCTGCTCTTTCGATTGCGAACAAGAGTGACTTGTACTTCTCAACCTGCCAGCGACCGCTTGTGTCAGATGCAGATGAGAGGTTGAAGACATTACCTGTTGCATTGTTTGTGATACCTGCGTTAGCAGTTGCATAAACAGTACGAACAACTTCGCGGTTGATTTCAGCAAGAATTTCAGTTGACAAAATATTTGTCAATTCTGTTTCTGCGTCGAGACCGTGAATTGCCTTGAGGTCTTGTGCAAGTTCTAGCGTGTATGATGCCTGTAGACCACGAGTGTTTGCTGTTACAGCAACACGGTCGATCTGGAAGCCCATCTGTGCTAGGTTTGCTGATTCACCGAAGGCTGTTGAGAAGCCAGGACCAGTGTTATCAAGACCGAAGATTGATGCGTTAGCATTACCAGGGTTGACAGCCAATGTTGACTGTGTGCCTGTTGCAGCATTACCTGAGTGACCAGTATTTGCTTCATTGAACAATGCTTCACCAGCACGTGCTGTTGCAGATGCGAAGGTTGAACGCATTGCGAAGATCAAGCCTGTTGGACCTGTCATTGGCTGAACGCCGCAGATGTCATAAGCCATTAGGTTTGGTAGTGCACGACGGACCAATCCGATTAGAATTGGGTCGAAGCCCTTGATTGCGCCTTCGCCACCATTAACAGGTGATGAACCACCACCGATGTTGTTTGGTAGACCACCGCCTGCAACTGAACCTGCTTCCCAGAGGTTCTGCATTGAGCGTGATTCTTCCATGAGGGCGCGCTCTTGGTTTTCAAGAACGAGTGCAGTAACTGCACGCTTGTATGGGTCAGTAACTTTTGGTAGATCGCCGTGATCTAGAACTGGAGCCCACTTCTTTACATATGTTTCATTAAGATACATTTTTATTCTCTCCGTAAAAAAGATGAGTTAATTAGGCTTTTGGAGCCGTTTTTGCGATTGCATTAACATAATGTTTCATCATACCATGAATTTCTGCTACTTCTGGCTCTTCAACAGCTGTTTCTTGAAGTGCCTTTACCTCACTTGTCACTTTCTTTGTTGGGAAGTAGTTCTCGCGAATTACTGCGAGCTTATTATTAAACTCACCCTCTGTGGTGAACTCCACGCCCTCTGCGAGCGAAATCATCTTAGCAATCTGTGTTTCAGTTAGACCTTCGCAGATCTTACGGACTGCTTCATTTTTCTTTGCGCTATTTAGTTCTTCAACTAGAGCAGCCTTCTCAGCAGCAGCTGCTGCCATTGCTTCTTCTAGTCCAACAACTTTAGCGGCTAGTTCTTCAGCAACATCGACCTTCTCTTCTGGGATTTCGATGTAGTGTTCTGTGAATAGATCCTTCAAGCCATTGATAAAGTCTTCAACGATTTCAGCGCGGAGACCTGTTTCAATTGCAACTTGATTTTCCTTGACCCACTCTTCAACTGCATAGTTGAGATACTCATCAACTTGTGCAGCCATTTCGTTCTTGATTTCTTCGATTGCTTCAGCAAGAACTGTTTCGTTCTCAGAAAGAACATCTTCAACAATTGATTCAACACGTGATTGAACAGCTGCTTCGAAGATTGTTGTTGCTTTAACGCGGAACTCTTCAGAGAGTGATTCGCCATTGAATAGCGCATCGACATCTTCCTTCATTGAGCCCTTGTGCTTGGCAACCATATCTTTCTTATAGTTCTTCTTCATCTCAGTTTCATCTTCATCATTCTCTTCTTCATCATCTTCCATTTCAGCTTCTTTTGCTTCAGCAATTTCTAATTCTTCTTCAGCAATAACTTCGCTGTTTAATTCTGTTTCTTCGCCCAAGTCTGGTTCTACGCTGCCAACTACTGGCTTTGCGATACCTGCAGACTTAACGGAATTCATTTTCTTATCACCTTCGGCTGATACTTGACCAGGCTTTGGTGCTTCCTTAACGGCAGCAGCAGCCTTCTTGCCAACTTCATCGCCTTCTGGCGTTTCGTTTGTTGAGCCGCCGAGGTCATCCTCTTGAGCAGGAAGTTTTTGCATTGGTTCCTTGCCAGCATTCATTGATGCTTTTAGAATTTCAGCAGCAGATTCTGATAGTGACTTTGTCATTTGATTTAACTCCTAAAGAAGTAATATTATTTATAAATTTTAAAGTTTTGACACAAAATTCTCAAAGATCTTCAATGAGATTTCGTCAATTTGCTTTTGCTTTGCGTTCTTGATTTGGTTATAATATGCGTTGACATCTAATTCTTTTACAACGCCGTTATCCCAAACCCACTCTTTACCTTCCATAATACCTTGAACGAAAGCCCCTGGTGCGGATGGATCCGCTACGATATCTGCCGCTGTGGCTAGATAGAAATCATCTTGAACCACGTTAACACCATTCACTTCTTTAAGTGAACCCATGCCACGTGACGAGACTCCAAGAGTAGCACCGCCTTCTAGCAAAGACTTTGCAATCTTACCCATTGGTGTTTCAAGAATTTTAGCCTTACCGATCCAAGTAGAACTTTCCTGACGAAGATTGGTAATAAGATGTGATACGCGATCTAGATTGATAGTTGGTGAATCTGGATGACCCAACTCGCCAAATGCGCGGTTTTTGCCGACGTATTCGATCATGTAACGATCAACTTCTTTCTTCATCGTTTCTTCTTTATAAAGACGACCGTTACGATTTTTTTGTTCTGCTACAAGAAAAGGTCCTTCGATGAATAGCGATTTAACACCATTCTTTTCTTCAGTGATGACCTTAACTGCTTCAATTGTTTCTGTGATTAGTTTCATTTTACAACCCTAATGACTGTCTTCTTCTTAATGAACGTTTACGCTTGATTAATGAGCGCGCTAGTTTT